CCATTAGATCTTTAGTTACACGAATTTCGCGTTCCTTGGATTCAACAATAGATTCTTTTTCAGATAAAGACTGTTTTGTTTCTGCTAGTTCTTGTTCTTTCTTGGAAATAATCTTTAACAATTTACTTGTTTCAGATTTCTCATTTAAGTAAGAACCTGCAAATTCTTGTGCAAATGCTTCATAAATCTTGCGACCAAAATCGTTGTTACGTGCAGAATCAATATCTTCTTTCAACTGTTTGATTTCAGTTGTAAGTTTTTTTGTTACTGCTGCTTCAACAACCTTTGCGGAACGCTGAACGAAGGATTGCTTGATACTTTCAAATTTACTTTTGGCTTCGCGAACTAACTTAACTTTCGTTTCCGCTAGGTCTCTCTTGTCTGATGCAAATTCTTTTATCTCTTTAGCTAGAGCATGTACAATAAATTGCTCTAACTTCTCAAAATTCTCAGAAACAGTCTTTCGATCGCTCTGGAATTCAACTAACTCACGGCCTAATTGCGAGATAACAAAACTTTCTAACTTTTTAGCATCTTCAGCAATACGTAATCTGTATGCTGCTTTTGCTTCTGCTAGTGCTTTCTTGTCCTCATGCAATTCAACCATTTCTGCGGCCAATCTGTCGCTTAACATCTTGTCGATTGCTTCAACCATGACAGACTTGTCATGGTTGTATTTTTGTGCAAATTCTTCACGAAGTTCAGCGGTTACTTGGTCGCGATTCTCTTGAATTTTTGTAGTAAATGCAGCTTCGACAGCAGATTTAACATCTTCTGACATCACTCCTGACTCTACTAATTGTTTGAATGCGTCCAACATCTATTTCTCCTCGGGCTTATTTTAGACCTTTAATAATTTGAAGAAGTGATTCCTTCAAATATTTCTGGGCCTTTGGATCTTCTTTTACTTCTGTAGCAACCTGGTAGGCACGTAGTCCTCCGCGGCTGTTCATTAAATGTTCATAAACAGGCGTTGGGTACGCACCAGGGGCGCTAGGCTGTGCAACTATATCAACAGTAATAATTTCAAAGTCGGCTACTCGTCCGCTCATTTCATCAACGTTTCCGCTGCCTCTAGAGCTAACACCAAGTTTTACACCGGCTTCAAGCATTGTACGAATTAAGTTGCCCATTGGTGTAGGCAAAATTTTAAATTTGCCATAACCGTTAGGACCGTCCATCCACATCTGAGTTATCATATGAGATACACGATCCAAATTCACTTTTAGATCATCTGGATGATCTACTTCACCTAAAACAGAATAACCATTTTGAATTTGATCATTTAAGGTTTTTACTGCTCTTTCAATTTCATCAACTGGATATACACGTTGATTAGCATTGCGTATTCCACCTTGAATAGCAATTCCTTTTAAGTAAAGGTTTTTACCATCCTTATCATCTGACTCCATAACGATGCCAGACTGATCAAAACTTAGGTGTTCTTTTAAATAGGCTAGTTTCATCCAAGTTCTCTAATTATAGTTTCTTAAGAAACGTAGGAACTTTGCCAACGCTGGTTTGTCCAGCTTTGTCGCCTGTTCCGGAACCGACTGGCCCTGGTCCAGCACCTTTCTTCTCGGCGCCGTGACCGCCTTTAACGTTGGTTAAACCTTTAACACTAACTTTTCCACCTGGAACATTTTGATTTCCTGTGTTCATAGTTTGTGCATTTTTAACTAGGCCACCTGCTTTACCTTTTGGGCTGGTGCCATCTGGTGCAGCTTCTGTTGCGCCTTGGCCAAGAATGTTCTTAGCGTTTGCACCTGTATTTGGTTTTCCAGATCCAGAGCTAATTGGGCTACGACCTTCTTGGGGAGCACCTTCTTTGTCACCGGTTCCGGCAGCAACAGATTGACCTTGGCCCTTCATTGAACCACTTTTTTCCCAATCGTTACCAACTTTTTCAACATATTCACGGGTTACGCGACGACCTTCTTGAAAGCCCATCATTTCGTCGGCGCCAGTTTCGTCACCAAACTCATCGCTTGGTTCTTCTTCGTCACCAAAATCACCCATTTCTTCTTCGCCTGCTTGAGCTGCTTCTAGATCTGCAAATGCAGCCTCTAGTTGTTCAATTGCAGACTTGATATCAAAAATTGCTTGATCTTCGGAGTCTTCTTCTCCGTCCATTTCTTCTTCGTCGCCAACTTCTAGTTCACTACCTAGATTATCAGTTGGATCGCCACCGAATCCGTCGTCTTCGTCATCAGCTTCCATGCTGTACGAATCTTCTAGATCCATTGATTCATCTTGTTGTTCTTCATCTTCAACAGATTCATCTTGTTGTTCTTCTTCATCTTCAACAGATTCATCTTGTTGTTCATCTTCTTCTGCTTCTTCAGCAATTAGATTTTCATAAATGTTTCTTGACTTTTCGACTACAATTTCATGAAATAGCTCGTTAGCTTTTTCCATTTCCTCGTTTACGATTAAGTCTAGTAGTTGTTCAAACTTTGTAGACATGCGATTTATCTCCTAATGTTAGTTGCGGCAAGGCTGTGTTGTTATTTACATACATTTTAATAATGGTATGCGAAATAGGCTGAAATTGACTCATTTTGTCAATTTCAGCTTATTAATTTCTAAAAATTAGAATTTTATTTATTGTAAAGACTCTTCCGGCGGCGGAGTTGCATACATTTTTCTAACTAACGCTAAATCTTCCTTCTTTTCTTTTTCTCTAGCATCGCCGGCTTTACGTAAATCGTTTAACATTTTTAATGTTAATCTAGTTTTACGAAGATCATTTGGACCCAACACGCCAGTATCATTATCAGACTTGTACCGTTGGTCATCAATCATTTCTGCATGTTGATTATCAAAGTAAATGAATTCTTTTAATAGCATATTGATATTTATGCAGGCGGAGGAGTTTCTTCCTGTGCACCAGTTGGTGCACCCTCTGCTTCGTCCTCGGGTGGTTCTGTTGCGGATGACATGTCATTGATATCACCCATCATGCCATTTGCAGTAATTCCCACACTGCGTAATTCTGCATTTGCTGGCAATTCTGCATCATCGTCAACATTCTCTTCTTTCCACATTGTTTCATTTTCTGCCATCTCTTCTGCACTTAATCCTAAGAAACGTTTCATTGCAAAACGTTTGCTTACAAATGGCACAGCGATCATTGTTCCGAATGTGCCAACTCGTGCTGTATCCATTTCAGATTGTCTATAACTTGCAAAATTTTGTGGAGGATTAAATTTAACCTCAAATATATTGTTATCGACTGTGATACCTTTGTTATGCAAATACAATTTAAATTCTGTATCTAATTGTTCATGCATTAAAGATTGCAATCTTTCGCAATATTTGTTGAATCTAAGTTCTTGAATGTATGCTGTTCCAACTCTACCATCATTAAAATTTGATCCTCCGTCGTCGGGACCAGTAGGTAGATAACTGCTAGGAATCCGTAGAGCCCTAAACAACTTATTGGTAAAATACTTAAGGTCATCAATTTCCCCTAGGTTTGTGCCGCCTGGCAATACTTCAACTTTACTACCCCTTCCTTCTGCTGTTTGTGGAAAGAAATAATCTTCGTTGATCGATAATGGATTATATCCTGCGTCAATAACAGTCTGGCTACCACCTGTTACGCTTGGAATGCGTCGCTGATTTACTTCATTCTTAACACGCTCAACAAATCCCATTGCCAAGTGACTTGGCATGTTACCAACATCTATATAAAAAACTCTACGTTCAGGTGCACGTTGGATACGATAAATGATAATAGCATCTTCGAGTAATTCTTTTTGTTTGTAAACTTTGAAAATACTTTCTAGTAAACTGTTACCAAATGGAAAATTATTATCTAATCCGTCACTCATGCTAATATGAATAACATGACTTGCATCAATTGCATATTGATTTTCATTTCTTTGAAATCTGCTACTGGAAATATTGCTAGGATATGAACCAGTCATACCCCTGCTCATGCCTACACCTGCATTATTACCTGCATAACTGCTAGCATATTGACTGCCACCGCCAGTAACATTACTAGGATTAATTGCAGTTGTAGCTAGTGCCTGTAAGTTAGGGTTAAAATCACGAATAATATATTGTTCAGGTTTTTTCCCATCACTTTCATTAACTATAATTTTATCAACTTTAGCAGGATCAACAAATAACCAAGACTGAGTTTCAGGATCCCTTACAAAGAATACATCGCCGTACTTAAATGCGTTTCTTACAATTTTAAAAATTCTTGTATTAAATTTATTTAATTTACTCCATTGTTGCATGTACTTTCTAATAACTTTAATTTCAGTTGCAGTTGCCTGCTCTTTAAAAAATACTCTAAATGGTGTTCCGTTTTCTTCATTTTGTTGCGTGCAAAATTCTGCAAGAATATCTAGAGCAGCATTAACTTCACTGTCACTATCCATTGTATCATATTGTCCATATCTTTCTAATCGATTTGGATGGCCGGAATACACATCTGGCAAATAACTTGAATAATTTCGATGGGTAGGATTTGCAGTTCCTTGAGAACTTAAAGCTCCGCTAATAGGACTTAACGCGCCTGATGCATTAACAGGAGTAAAATACTTACGCCATGACATGTTGATTCATCCTTTTATTTTGTCCCATAAAAATTTCCCGATTATAATTTAAAATAAATCACCGCTTAATGATTTTGTAGCATCGACGTTTCGTTTTGCATAATCTGCTGTTTCTTTCATATACTTGAGTATTTCAGCAGATACTGTATTTAACCGTCGAACTTCGGTGATAAGATTTAACGAATCAGTGTTTGCCGGAGTTGCAGCGGCGGTTGCCGAAGCCGGTGCAGCAGATTCTGTACCTACTACTTTTCCTACTAATCCTGCTATCCCTGCACGTAATGAATCGCCAATCGATGGTGTTGCGGCCTTAACTTTTTCCATTGCTAGTGCAACTTTTTCTAATTTTGCAGGATCTACAGAATTTAATTTTACAACCCCGTCGGCTAGAGAATTTAATGCAAATCCTGCTGGAATACCCCATAATGCAATAGGTGCAAATGTTATTAACCCTAACCCTAATTTTCCTATGCCAAGTGCAGAACTTCCTAGTTTTGCTCCGTCGAGTTCAGTAAACTTCATTAAGCCTTCGGCAAGTGTAGGTAATGCCTTGCCCATTAACCATGCTGCTCCTGCAATTCCGGCCCCTATTGCAGCAATTGCAATACCAAATCCAGCAGCACCTGCTATAACCATCGGATTTGCAAATGCACGTAATCCAGCAGCAGCTCCTTTCATTCCAGCTCCAAGGCCGCCTAACACTCCACCACCGGATGCAGATCCAGCTGCCGGAATTCCTGCACCACCTGCTGCACCACCTGCTGCGCCGCCGCTGATAACTCCTTGTACGGCGCCTAAAGCAGATCTTGCTTGCTCTGCTGCAAATTTTTTAGTTTGCCATACTAGATACAATGCAGTTGCTGCTGACAAGGCAGCTAATGTTTTTGTAAAATCACCGCCTTTTTCCATCCATTTTGCAATCCAGCCTGCAAATTCTCCTAACTTGCCAAATACCGTAGTGAATGCTCCTATTAATGGACTAAAGGCAGTCCACAGGGCAGCACCTAGTTCTTTTAACC